TTCTCCTTCATCTTCACCGCGAGGTGCAGGTCGATTACTACCCACAAGCTTTGCTGCCTCCCTGTTTAGGATGTTAGCAACAACAACACCCGAGGCGTCAGGTTTTGTATAGTATCCGGTGTTAGGATTGCGTGTCTTTAGGTAAGCTGAACCTGGTGGATTGTTTGCGTACAAACTGCCTCGGTAAAAATTTAGTCCTGCTTTCGCCGCTCTAGACTCTTTCTGCCGGATTGTCAGGCTTATTTCCGACTCGTTGCCTTCTTTTTCTCGATCAATAGCGTTACGGATTTCGCTTATTGCTTGACTTATTTCAACATGCCCTCTGTAGTCTGCGATCTCTTGCGCATTGTCAGGTAAAAGATGACGATACTGAAAAAATAGTTCTACGTCGTTTGTCCAGTTATCCATTCTTCTAAGCATTCTTATGTCACTGATCTTTCTAGGCAGATTTCTTTTATACCTGCTAGCATGCAAAATAGATCGACTCATCGAATCTAAAATAACAAAAATTCTCCAAGTTATTGGGCTAGTAATTACTTTAAGCTGTGACCAGTCTCCAATAGGCGCGTTCATATAATCATCATAGAGGCTCATGGCAGTATTATTAGTCATGTCTTGTTTTGCGGTTTTCAAAGCCCAACTTAGAACTTTGCCTCTGTTCACATCTCTAATTCTTTCGTCTTCTCCGCGACCAATGAGATCCCGAGGGGTGAGTCTGTCGGACTCCACGATGTCGGGGATGTTACTTATAAAAAGCAGGGCTAACTTCTGAAGTGCTTCTTTTACAGTTGGGTTTGTATAGGCTGCCTCCATGTCTTTACTAATATCAAAGTCGTGTTTGCTTATTAAAAAACTGCGCAGCGCATCTATTGGTTCAGGCCGCATGTTGTCGAGAGTGCCAGCAGCTTCTAAAGGTTCGTGAAAACATTTCCATATGAATGAACGATACATCTTTAAGATTTTTTTAACAGCACCTTTTTCGACTTCACTGTATGACATGCCCTCTGTCAGAAGGCTTTCTACTAACAGACTTAGATTTCTTCTACTGATTCTCATGTAGATAAATATGACTTTCTAGATGAATTTTTTCAGATCTCGCAGATCTTTTTTGTAGAATTCTTTAGGCGTAGTCTTCTCGATCTTTTCGCGTTCTTTCTTCAGGCTAACAGCTCGCTTCTGCAACTCTTCCCACTTCTCCTTTGTGAGAGAGTGAACGGACATGTCAAGTAGGTACCGATAAGACCCTTCGTGCTTTTGAATGTCAAGAGGCGGCAGATCTTTTTCAACGTCTGCTTTCTTTCTGTTGCGTAACTCTAACTTTGCATCGATGATAGCCTTGATAAACTTGACCCGATTGTTAATGACAAACAGATCACGATCGATCTTGTTAAGCAGATACTCTTTGCGCTTGACGTAGTAACCGAGGCGAAAGTCTACAAAATAAACAAGCAACTCTTCAGCAGTCTCAAAGATTTTAAGACCGCCCTCTTCGTTTAGTGTTGTAATGTTTTCTGTTTGACGCTCTTGAAGCTTAAGTGTGGATTCGAGCTTGTTTTTTGTAATAAGCGCTTTTAACTTGACACGCTGAAATTTTACAGTGTATTTTACACGGTCTGAAGATTCATCATCATAACCCGTGATAATTCCTTTCTCTTGAAGCTTATCAAGGTGTGCTTCATATTTTTCATATGTCCAACTAGGTGGAATTTCATTAATGATAACAGTCGAAGTATTCTTTACGCTATAGTCACCATGAAAAATCCAGCTGCGTGGTGTATCAGGAACAGGGACAACGTTACTGTAAAATCCGTTAATCCATGGTTTGAGTCGTTTAATCTTCCGGTTCGACAGATGATCCAGGCAAGCTTCGATGATGTCAGATGGGTTACGGTTCAAGATGTTAGTTGCGAACCCTACAGCAATCCCTGAGCCACCGTTAAGCAGCACTGTGGGAACAATCGGGAGGAAATACTTGGGTTCGATTTCCTGACCCTCTTCAAACTTTGGAGTTGTTAGCCCAAAGTCCATATATAAGCGTCGAAAGTTGTCATTAAACTTTACACCAATATATCGAGGTGCGCCGGCTGCTGGAGACCTAAGTGATCCAAACTGGCCTACGCCTTGAAAAATAGGCATGGAGTTCTTGAATGTTTGAGTCATTCCGATAATGGTTCCGTCAAGAGAACCGTGATGGAAGAATGAGATTGCTGCTGCTTGCCCACCAAGCTGAAAGACCTTCATTGCTTTTTCTTTTCCAGTCTTCCAGAGCTTGTGAGAGGCATAAGCAATCTTGCGCTGACTTGGTTTGAAACCGTCTACTAAGCTTGGGATGGCACGATTTTCGACAACGTACCTTGCGTATCCAAGATATTCAGTATCGAAAAAGTCTTGTGCTTTTCTTTTGACTGCACTCATTTATTCTCCTCAATAGGTTCTGTCTTAATCAGAGTGTGATAAGATGTATTAAGTTCTCGAAGACCTTTCTCACTTAGAATCAGCCAGTGATGTATATTGCTAATACGTTTCTTCCCAAAGTACATTCCGGTGTCGACAATATTACCGTTGTGATCTACGACATAAACAATGTCGCCGTCTTTAAAGTTACGCATGGTCATTGTTTGTCCCTGCTTAAAAGCTTTTTCTAAGTCGACTAGATCAGCAAGTGTATTGCTAGAGTCTGAATCGTAGACGAAGTCTAAATAAAAGATGCCCCCAGATGGCATGCTCATTGGCTGAACTGAAATAGTTTGATGGGCTGTCAGTCCTCTAGAGTTTTTGTTCATGACACCTTTTTTACGACTAGCTTGACAGATCGCTGTGCTTCGATTTGATAGTCACCAAAGCGATACTGAAATTTGTCAGTCTCTTCTCGTGCTTCGCACGACGCAGCATTATTGTATTTATTATACTGCGACTCAACAGTCTGTTTTAACTTGTCAGACACACCAATTTCATGCAACTCTTTCGCAAACCTGAGTATGAGCTCTTCGTACGCTTCTCTGTTCATCTTCATTCTTCGTTCTCCTCAAATACGGGATGTAAAATAACATCCCAGCATAAAGCCAATAACACCGCTCTCTACGATAATCGAAATGAGGCTGGCAATTGTTACTATGTTCATTTTTCGTCCTCCTCAAATGTGCCATCCATATCGACAGCAAGACATTCCCCATCATCTTGGTGGGACCATTCAAACTCGCACCCGTTGAGTTTTAGGTGTCTTTCTAAGGCAGAGTGCCCGTGGGCTCGGAGCCACATCTTGACAGCATCTTTGAGTTCACTTTTTGTAAGGTAGATCGATTTAATAGATTTAACTTTCATTCTTTTAACTTCCTATACATTACATCGGTTCTTAGCACATACTTCGTTCCGCCTGTTGCTTCACGGGCTTCGTGAAGATAATTGTGTTGTGTCATGAAAGCAGCTAAACCTGTCTTAGGCTCGATCTCTCCATCAATAAAAGAAGTCTGGCCGCCTTTAAAGTCTTCGTTTAAATACACAAGCATTGTCACCCAACTTTGTTCAACAAGTGGAACCCTCTCAAAGCTGCCATCATAATGTGAGGCAAAGTACTGATCAGGACCTGAATACCTGTATATCTTAAAACGTTCATTAAGACCAATGCACTCCCACCCAGGGTTATGCAATCTCGGATCGTTCTTAATTTTTTGAAAGAGTTCAGATGCAAGGCCCGGGTTATCAAAGATTACTCGGTCATTGTGACGATACTCAATTCTAAGAACTGGCCCTGCAGGTGTTGTGATTGTGGCTTTTTCAAAACTTACCTCTTCAGCATAGTCAATCATGTTTTGGCAAAAATCAGTCGTTGCAAAGTTTTCAATTTCCCATCGAAGCGGTTTCATTCTTCGTTCTCCTTTACACGAAAGACTCCGTCTTCTTCAATTAAAGTCTTTGGTTTTCCATGTCTTTCAATAAGAACTTTCCAAAATCCTGGACTGGTAATTGAACACTCTTTCTTGAAGTAGCGCTTTAACCACTGGTGTCTTGCCCAGCCGCCAAAGACACTTGTTGGCTTGGGCACAAAAACAGATTCAATCTTATTTCCTAGAACATCAATGTTGATTGATTCAATAAACTCACAGGATCGAAAAGTAGTCATGACTGGACTTATAAAGTTTTTGTGGATTGACCAGTCTTCCCCTTCAATGTTTATCTGGGCACCGCACTTGCACGGGTTGCACGAGTGAGAATCTAAAGGTACGCCCAGCTTGACTATTGTACCTACTGCTCCGTCACGCTTGCCCGGATGAGACATTTTGACTTTGTCACCGACTTTCATTCTTCTGCTTGCACAGGATCTGTCTTTTTAAAATATAAAAAAGTCATGTTACCCTCATAATCTTCAAATTGCATTTTTTCATCATACTCTTCTAAAGCACTTACACGAATAAATGGGCCGTCTTCAACCACAGGATTTCCTTTTTTATAGTATTTAACTGCACTTGTTATTCGATCTCTAGTCAAAGTTTTTGTCTGCTTGGTGTAAGTTCCGTCATGCTCTTTTTTAAATGTAACAACTACTTCATTAGATTTGCTGATACCTTTGATCCCTGCTTTCCCTGACATATGCTATTCCTCTTTTTTGTTTGTGATTTTTAATTGATCTGACTGCTCTATTGTATAGTGCCAGTCTCCTGGCGTTTCATCCCAAACAACCACAGTGTAATTTTTTGTAACCTTTATGACCGTACCTGATGGGTTGAGATGATTGAGAACTTTTTCTTTTGTTACTCGGTCGCCAATTTTCATTCTTCATCCTGTGTTTCGTCAACTTCTTCGTCGCTTAGATCACGACCAAGAATCTTCATTTTTCTATGAAGTGGATTCTTTGAAAACCAGTGGTTGAGCGTCGAGTGAAAGTTGTCGCCTTTTTCGATAACAAACATCTTTGGGTCCTTAATAATCTCTCTGTATTCTTCATCTTCAAGCGCTGCAAGACCCTTTTTGTATTCAATCTCCCAGCCTTTGATTTTTGATTTGTTTGAAACCCAAGGCTCAAATTCCTCATTTGTATAGAAAGACTTCTTTTCTTTGCCTTTTTTAGCAACAACAATTGGAGTCACAACTCTGCAAATCATTTCTTGTTCAAACATCTCAGGCCAGTAACGCCCAAAGAAATTAATGAGAAGACCTGCAATCGAGTCGCCATCTGGATCGGCATCTGAATAGATGAGAATTTTTCCGTATCGCAAATTCTTTGCTTCTTCACCAAGTTTAAGACCGATGGCACCGAGTAGCGAAGTAACTTCTTTATTCTTGACAACCTTTAGCGGGCTTAAACCTGAAACATTGATAAACTTTCCACGAAGAGGAAAGGCACCTTGTAATTTTGGATTGCGATACTTGCGAAATGCAGAAGAAGCAGAATCGCCTTCGAAGACTGCTAAAGAGCAGTCTTGTCGGCGAGTTCTTGCTTTTGCATCAATAAGCTTAAGAATCTTGGACTTACTTAAAGATCGATTAAGCTTTCTTAGTTCTTTCTTTTCTTCGGCAATAGCTTTCTGCTGTGCCCAATCAAGAATTCTTTCAACAATCTCAGAACCTGCAATTTTCTTAATAACTGCAGGAGAAAATTCAAATTCTGAACCGAATTGTTTATGTTCAGTAATAAGCTTTTCTTTCGTCTGCGATGAAAAGATAGGATTTACAATGTCAGCTTGGACAAACAAGAAGATATGATTTTTAATCTCTTGCGGTCTTACATCAATCTTGTGTTTCTTCTTAATTAGTGCACGAAGATGTGTAACAATCTGGTTTGCGATATAGTCAACATGTGTGCCTCCGTCAGAAGTCTCAACTGAATTGACAAAACTGACATGTTGCATTGAACCATGTGAGGATGCAATTCCAATTTTCCATCGAGGCCCTTCAACGTAAATCACATCTTCAGAGTATAACTTGCAATAATCTTCAAAAGACTTGAAAGAATAGTCTTCTTTGTTAAAAGTTACTTTTAGTTTAGGATTACATGCCGCTAAATCGATGACTCGTTTTTGAAGCATCATCATGTGATCTTCGTCGACTGTTTTCATTTCAAAACGTTCAAAGTCTGGCATGAAAGCGATTTCTGTGTAGCCTTTTTTTGATTTCGCTTTTGACACTTCAGCCGTATCTTTGCTTGTCATGTTGTTGGCAAACTTTTGAGAAAAAGCTTTCTTTCCGTCGCTAGTCCTTATTCGAAAAGCTTTTGAAAAGATATTTGTGAGTGTTGAGCCGACACCGTTGGTCCCTGCGACTAATCGTTCTTCACTGTCGTCGAAGTTTGAACCTGCTTTTAGGTTGCTAAAAATTAGTTCTGGAATCCATTCGTCATGCTCGGGATGCTTGTCAACAACGATACCACCGTTATCTTTGACCAAAATGGCGCCCTTTTCAGGATTTACTAAAACGTCAAGCTTGTTAAGTTTTCTTGGGTTTCGCCTATGTTCATCAACAGAGTTTGATACAATCTCGTCAAAAATCTTTAGAAAAGCTGGATTGTATGTGACACTTTCTGTCTTGAACTTGTCGCCATCATAAACAGAAATGTTGTCGGTTCTGTGTTTAATAGAGCCAACATACATTCCGGGTCGAAGCAAAACATGCTCAATGTCAGTTAGCTTTTTATATTTGAGTAAATCAGACATGATTCCTTAGTGCATGAAAGTACAATTATATTTTACTTTGTTGTTGTAAAGTTTACACACAAAGTTTTACACATTCTTTTTCCGAAGCTGTTTTACTTCGCGCATCATTTCTTGCATCACACGGAACGCTTCAGCGTTACCCTTCGCGTCATTGACAGGATTGTGATCGTGAACAGTTTTACGAAGATGTTTCCACTTTGCGCGCATGTTACCCATCGCTCCGCAATAAACATCACCGATGCGACGAGCTGAGTATCCGAAGGGGTTCTTGCCCAGGTAAGCGTGGAAGTAGTAGTTGATCCACTGCCAGTCGAATGCAGGATTGTCAGACATAAAGATCGGGCGTGAACCTGTGTTGTTATTCAAGATCCACTGCTCGAAGTCTATCATAGCCTTGTGCGGATCTCCGTATCCTTCATGAGTTTCTCGATCAGGGCACGAGATCTGCAAAGCTTCTAGCTTGTAATTATTTGTAATTGGAAAAGTTTCTCTATAAAACGTGGTTTCAAGATCGTCATCAAACTTGACAGCACCAAAACTCACCATCGAGTAAAGTCCTGGGCATGGGCCGTCTGCTTCTACATCAACAAAAAAATAACTCATTCTTCGTCCTCCCCTACAACAACAGGATAAAGTTCATCACCTTTAAGAACCCAATGTCGTCTAACAACAATTGTATCTTCTCCAAACACATTCAAATCTGATAAAAGTGCTTGTAAATAATCAGGTATCGAACTCCACGGGATAGTGCCGATGGTGGCGAAAAGAGAACTTGGGTCTTTGTCGCCTATCATCTCTACATCTCGGGGCGTCATTAAGACACTCATGACTTCTGCTGCATGATGGGGGCATTCGTAGTCTATCTCTTTGTCACTAAAAGAAACAAATTGATTGTAAAGTGTAGTTCCAACAAGGGAGCCTTCTTTTGGTTTGGATTCAAGCCAAATCGGTCCTTCAATTTTCATTCTTCGCTCTCCTTAAGAAATTCTTTTGGCGCTTTAAGTGATTCAAGAAGATTCTTTACAAGATAAGCGATGTCTTTATCTTCTTGCTCTTGCGAAAACTCGCGAGGCTTAGCTTTGCCTGGAGTAATGTAAAAATCAAAATCAACAAAAGGTGGTGAACACTCATTGCAAGCAATGTCCAAGTCAACACCATGTATACAGGCTTCTTTACTCATTCTTCGTTCTCCTCTTTCTTTTTTTCGTGTAATGTCCAGTATCTTCCCGAGTCTGGTCTTGCCTGCCTATAAAACCAAAGGTATTTGCCGGATTCACGGAGGTCCTCGCAATCTCCGGTAATAGGGCGAATCAAATACCAGCCTTGAGGATAAGCATATTCAACAAATCCGAGACCATGACCATGCGGCATACCCTTATTGACGGCATAGTCGCCCTTTTTAAATTTATGATTAGGCTCTTCTGGTTCGAGATTAGCTTCGTCCATAACCAAGTATTTACATTTAATAAAAGAATAAAACAGATATTTTTTTGGTTCGATAATGTCGGCAATAAAACCGGTCGTGTGACCATTAGTATTGCGAATACAAACCAGATCGTGAACTTTAAACTTACTCATTCTACGCCTCCCATCAGTTCATGATATTTTGGAAACAGTAGCTTCTCAAACTGGTCCCATTCAAGTGTCACATGTCGGCCATATTCATAACCAAAATCATGCTTAAGCAAGAACACAATTTCAAACTTCCCTAGCTCATCGTATCGATCAAAGTCAACAATCTTTACTTTTCCGTAGGGTTTTAGTCTTACTATAGAATTAATTGGCAGCGTCTTGTGTAAAAGTATTTCCAATGCATCGTGTCTTTTCTTCATTTTGCTGGGCCAAGAGAACAAAGAGGTATTGCAATCATCGCTCGTAATTTTCTTTTGTGCAAAAGAAATAAGGCTCTGTTTATCCTTTAGTAAGAGATAGGCATTGTAAGCCAACAGGCAGGTTGTTGTGAATAGAAAAAAGTTCATTCTTCGTTCTCCTCAAGATACCCTTCGTCACAAGACCGAAACTCTACGATTGTAGGTGGCCCTAAATCTTTAACCATTTCTTGCAAACCTTTACGAAAGTCCAAGTCAGCTGTTGTAATGAAGTATCCGCCTGACCAACCAACAAAAATACGATCTTCGCTCATTCGTCATCTCCACTTGATTCTTTTCCTAAAAACACTGCGTAAATTCTGTTCAAGACAAAGTCAAACGCGTCTGGGGTTGTGTCTGGTGTTGCAATCATTGCAAGCAAACGTCGAAGTTCTGATTTTTTCATTGTTGTTCTCTTTCAAGTCTTGCGATTTCGAAGTCTAAATATTGAGCAGCCTTTCGTAGATCTTCTAGGGGTTTGTCAGACTTCTTTCCTGAGCGGTTGATATACTTCAAGACGTTGCCTAAACTAAAGTTAAGATCCCAAGCTTCAATAACTTTTATTGCTTCGTATTGATTGTCTTTACCGCCGTAATGATCTGGGTGGTCGACAGCTTCTTTCTTCAATTATCTCTCCAAAAATTGCTTTGATGCTTCATACAGCACGATGTTGGCTGCTTGCGCGGTGTTTAGGCAGAATCCTGGTCCAGGCATGTCGATCTCAACGCAATCAGCAATTTGAGTCACATCAACTGGCACACCAGATGTCTCATGCCCAGTAAAAATACAGACTTCTTGATCAAAATTAAAACGATAATTCCTTAATTTCTTTGATTTATCACAAAGTTCCGCAGCCACGACTTGGACTGAGTTTTCTTCTGTCCATCGATTAAAAGCGCCAGGCGAACTGTGCTGAATAAGATTGATAAAATCGCATGTAGACCCTGATAGGCGTCTAAGATCTGCTCTCGACGGGATTGATCCGATTACATGCACGTCTTTGACACCAAAACAAACAGCTGACCTGATCAAGAAAGCCAGATTGCCATCATGCATAAAATTGACGCACCCAATAGAAATAGGCAGAAATTGTGCAGACTTCATTTTTTCTGCATATCGCTGCTTTCTAGTATACTTCCTATGAGAAAGAAAGTTTTTCTGGACAATCTTTCTATAGTTAGACTTTGCCAACATTGCTTGTTCTCCTACTCTTATTATAGTAGGAAATTATAATATTTGCACTCAATCTACTTATTAAGTCGTTCAACATATCGGTCGACCCAAACTTTCATAAGTGCTTCTTTGTCTAGAAACTTTCTTGACCTTTTTACTTCTGGTGTGCTGTTTTCAAAAGCCTTCATGATAACTTCTTTTGGTGCAAGATCATCTTCTATATCGTGCGCAGACATGAAGTTTTCTGATTCGTAGAAAAAATAAAAAAGGCCGTCGTAAACTTTAATTTTCTTTTCAGGAGAAAGATACCTGTTGATTATTCTTAGTAGACCTAAGAAGGAAGCTATGTCCCGCACGTCTTCGACTGTTGCTCTGTTTTCAAATATTACTTCAAAAATATCTTCCGCTTTTCTAAATTTTTCTTCTCTTTCTTCAAACTTAAGATATCGATAAACATCTTTGCCACCGACTTGATAAGGTTCAAGTCTATACTTTGTTGAAAGACCTCGGCCCATTGAAAAAGACATCAAGCTTGAAAAAGAGTCAAAGTAACTATCGAGTTGAAAATCTTCAACTGTGGGGGAATGAACAAGAAAAGTTGCAAGAAGTCTTATAGACTGGTTTTGAGCCACACCAGACTTTTCAAGTATTTGTTTAAAAAACTTCATCCTCTCTGGTTTTTTGATCGTTGAATCAACAAATCGATCAATTTCTTCTTTTGACACTCTAGATACTAAAGACTTGTGTAATTTTTTTAGATTGCGTGAATCACTTGGTGGGATGAATAAATGTAAATCTTCGATTTCTAAGTTGCCTATTGTGCCGACGCGAATGTTGTCTATACTGGGCAAGCTGGTCTGTAGCCTGGGTTTTTCAGTTTTGCTTGAAGAGGTAGCGATCAATGCTGAACCGTATGGGATTGTCTGAATTCTTGACCCTAGAGACTGCAAGAGTAGCTTGTGACCGATACCCTTGATGCCTGCTGTTATGTCCTCCCATGTACTTCCCC